GTTGTTAGTTTCATCACAGATAACAACAAAATCAAATATTCCTCGATTTGCTTGAACATCTCTAAGGAATGGTTCAACAATATTTACAAAGTTTGTCCTTGTAAGTTCATCATTGAACTCAAAAAGTTGATCTTTCGCTGCTGCTGAGATTGCATCTTCAAGGAAGATAAACAATCTACGAACGTTGATACGATCAAATGCTGAAGACTTACCAAATCCTGTTTTGTCTCCAAAGAGAACAATACCAGCACCAGGCGATAAGATGACAGGATTGATTCTATTCGAGTATAGAATGTCTCTCTGCTTCTTACCTGGATTGTAGATAAGTTTTACTGAGTTTAGTATTGAACCTCTCGCAGTACCTGCAGGAGAGAACCAAGGGAACTGCTCAATATCAGTTCTTGCACAACATCCAGCAACGTCACCATTTAATGGAACATAGCGGAATGTATTGTTAAAGCGGTCAAACATATATTTGTAACCACTATCAAATACACCAAATGTGGTTGATGTGATTGGTGCAAAGAAACTTACAACATTTTCCGTGACTGTATCTATGTTGTTTACAGTTACAGATCCTGCAATACTATCATTCAAGAATGCTTGACGATAAGGTGAGATAAATGCGACTGCATCCTTTCTTGCTTCAGCGACTGCAATACATTTTTCAGCAACTGCTTGTGACTCCTCTTTTACATGATGTGCAGCACCCATCAATATGAAGTCTACTTCAACCTCTTCTGTATTTGCAAATAATTCATAACCGCTAATGATATCATCAACACCTGAATTTAATGCACCGACTGTTGTGTAGTCTGATTTTCCACCGTAATTTTTTCCACCATCAAGTGAACCAGTGAATACACCAGAAACTCCGAAGTTTACATTCTCAGCGTCTTGATCCCAACCACTATCTGTATCTAAACTACCAACAGCAGTTGCAGATCCACCTGTAAATCCTGTTGTTGTTATACCAGCAGGAGCACTTCCACCATAGATATATTGTGAATTTGTTGCAAGATATTTTCTCCAGTACGATGTTGATCCAACTGAGTACTCACCATCTTTTGCTTTTGATAAATTAAGATGTTTTTCTAGAATTGTTCCAGTATTACCAGTAACTAATCCTTTATCATCAATTACAACAACATGAACCTCATCAAAACGTCCACCTCTTGAAGCAGCGTATGTTGAAGTGCCAGGTGCATCAGCTAACTGATCCCACTCTAGTTTGTTATTGTTACCATTGGCATCTTTAGATGTTAATACAATTTCTTGTGACTCAAACCAGTCTGTAACTGCAGTAACTGCTTGAACAGTTCCTCCAATGTTTGTTCCAGCTGCTGATGCTGCAATAGCACCAGTTGCGAAATTATAAACACCACCATTCTGATAATCTACGTTTGTAACTGTACCAGCGGTTGATACATGGGCAAGAGTCTTAACACTAATTGTTCCAGTGCCAACTTCGGTAACAACTCCTTTGATGTAACCATCAAGGACACTTGTTCCACCAGCACCAGCAACAATTCTACCAGCAGCAGTTTGTGTAACCGCTAGTCCAACTGTTGAAATTCCAGACACAGTTAATATTTGGTCTGCTTTTGCGTCTATTATTGAAACTAGGATTCCATTCGCATAAGTACCAGGTGTTTTTGCAGCAACAGTTACACCAGTGATAGTATTTTCATCATAACCTAGTTGATTATAATGAGTATCACTCTTGATTCTTATACTTGATGCAGTTCCTACAAAAGCATTTTTTAATCCAACACCTGTTTGTGTGTTAAAATCATCAGCACGAACAACTTGCATTGTTCCACCGTATGCTAAGTATGATGATGCAACCATCCAATATTCGTAGTGCTTATCTACTGAATAAGGTTGTCCAAAAGTTTGTAATAGATCCTCCTCACTCTCGATGAGTTGTGGTTCCTCCACAGGTCCTTTAGTAAATGGAGCGACTAACGCACCAATAGAGCCACTTGTTGGGTCTACTCTACCAATGGTAAGGTCTACTTCTCTAACTTGGATACCAGGAGATGCTAAATTTAGAGGCATCTTGTTTCTCCGATCTCAGGAAATTTTTTCTAAGATTATTTATGAAAAAGACCATTTTCATCGGGGAAACCGTGCATGAACTACCAATCAGGGTATTCCCACTTGTTACTTATCTTCTTTTTAGATTTTTTTACTCTACTTATTGTGCAAGTTTTACATTCATATGAATATGATGATTGAATACTTTTATTTTTTCTTATTAAGTAAAATCCATCTATCAAATCTTTAGTTTTTCCACAAACTCGACACTTTCTCTCTGTAAATACAAAATGACTTTCTTCTAATTGTTCATCAAAATCCATCAGAGAACTTGAATTACACCATTACAGTCTGGAATATCTTGCATAATTTTATTCTCAATCCCTTGTTTAAGTGTCATAGCACTCATTGCACAACTCGTACAAGCACCGCCTAATCGCACTTTGACGTAGTTTGTTTCTTCCTCTATTTCAACAAATTCTACAAATCCTCCATCTGCCTCAATGTAAGGAGCAATTTCAGATAAAGAATTAATTACGTTTCTTGCAGTCAAGTCCATCACATATAATCCCACATATAAGAACGATCACCATATTCATCAGTATGCCATAAGTCACCATCTTTGTCAACGAACGTGGTATCATCCATTCCATCAGACATAAATCCAAAAGGTGCCATGTCCTGTTCTATCTGATTCTTTTGTTCTTCATATATTCTCTTTCTTACATCATTATCAGTCATTTCTTTGAAGTAATCCTGTGCAACTAACCATGCAAATATAACTAAACACATTGCCAAGTCATCATTACATCCCTCTTCTGCCTCAAATGAGTTATGCTTTTGAGAAAAAGTAGTCAACTCAGATATGATGTCATAGTCAATAATTAAAATTTTATCATCCTCTAACAGTGTCTTCAGATTTGAACAACCTAATTTCTTAACAGCTTGTGTTGTTCTTACACCTAGTTGAGATCTTTTACCACTAAATCCAGCACCAACAACTTGACCTGCCCGCCCTCTCTGTGAACACATTAGTAAATTATCATACTCCAAATCATAGTTAAGTATGGATGCAACTTGGTCTCCGATATCATTTACCTCACATAATATGAATGCTTTATTATATGCTTTACCAATATCATCAATAATACTTGGAAATAACATTGGTTTGATTTCATTATTTCGATATTTTGCTACTGCTTTGTAAGGAAAATTTGTTATATCAAAAACAATAAATGCAGAGTAATCATTACCTAATCCACGAGCAACATCAACTGTGATTAAGTAATTGTGATCTTTTATAGGTACTTCGTAAACATCTAATCCTGCATTTTTTTGTATTGGATTTTCATAAACTAAATTTTTAAGTTTTGCAGGATTTATTAACGTATTAACAGATCCTAAGAACTCACACTCAAATTCTACCTTAAATTGTTGCTCAGAAGTGTTAGCAATCGTAGATTCTTTCCATGCTTCATCACGACCAGGAACTTCTGACCAATGAACATCAGTTGGAATATATTCATTTTTTCCTCTTTCTGCTTCATGCCACATTCGGTAGAAATGATTCATACCTCGTGGTGTAGATACAATTATAACTTTTGTTTTTTGACCTGAAGTTATTGTTGGATATACAGATGCAAAGAAATCATCTGCAATGTGATTTGGAATGAACGCAAACTCATCAAGAAATATAACATTGTATGATCCACCTCGAACAGCAGATGATGATGTAGAATTAGCAGATATTTTCGATCCATTTTCTATTTCTAATGAACCCTTATTCCAAGATATAATACCCTGTTGCATCCATCTTGGCAAGTTTTCATATGCAAGTTGTAATCTACCTAGTAAATCACGGGCTGTAGAAGCTTTGTTTGCAAGTATAGCAATATTAACATTATCATTAAATATTGCATAATGGAGTAAATATGATACAACCGTTGTTGACTTACCAGTCTGCCGAGGCATCTTGCATATATTGAAACGGTTCTCATGGAAATTTTTAATTAATTTTTTCTGAAAAGGATATTGCTTAAACGGAACTAGTCCCTCATCAAGAGATACTATTTTTATATAATTATTTGCAAAATAAACTGGATCGTCTTTACACTTTAAGAACTCAATAATATTCTCTTGTGTAAATTCAATCTGGGTATTTGCCTTCTTTAAGTTAGGATTACCAAGATAAACTTCACTCATTATATAATTGAATTATTAACTTATTGTGTAACCTACAGCTGCACCTAATACAGCAGCGTTTGCTGCGAAGATTGCTTCAGTTGATTTTTTCTCTACAACTTCTACAGTGTTACCTGGCATTGTAAAAGTACCGATTGTAGTAGATCCTCCAACAGAATCAATGACAGTGACTAATCTAGCAGTGCCACCATTATTAACAAGTCGAACTGCTGTAGCACTACCAAAGGTGGATGCACCTGCAGCATCTGTGCCACACGCTGCTTCAGTACCTTTAATTAATGTGATCATTATTCTAAACTTTTATTGATTATTTATGTTGTTTTTATTTTTTTACTAAATCTAAAGGAAGTTTAAATTTAGTACCCTTTTTAAACTCAATTTTTTCTTTTTCCTTATTTCTTAAAAAATTGGTAGGATCTTCGGATTTATCACCATACTCTTTCATGGAACTCATCTTCTGAACCACTTCAGATATAAATTGTTTAAATGTTTTCATCAGCAGTTCCACCTTCTTAATGCTTTATTTATTCTTGAATCAGGGTCTCTTCTTGTTTTTGCAGAAGTAAGTTTCTTCTTCATACCTTTCATTCTTCTACAGAATGCTAATCTTCTCTTTGCAGATTTGGAACCTTTCTTTAATTTTTTAGGATCTTTTGTAACTGCAGTTTTTAACTTAGAACCAGGATTTTCTTTCCTATAAGCATTTACTGCTTTCTGACTCATACCATCAGTCTTATCTTTACGATTTACTTTTTGCCAATCTTCATCTAACTCCTCTCTCCAATTAGACATACTTTCTTTTAGTGGTTTTGGTTTAATTATATCAACAGTTTCAATTTCTGTAAACTTGATATCATCTTTATTCCAATCTTGAATAACTAATTCACTCTCAATCGCAGTATTTTCTACCTTCATACCTTTATTTGTTTTAGGTTTATTTTTTTGAGATGCTAAATTTATTTCGTCTGCTGCGATATCATATCTAAATTGTTGTGTACCAGGTATTTGTCTGTTTATATCTGTTTTTATTTGACCACTAGCAGCATAATTTTTAGCAGTATTAAAATCTTGCTTTTGTGTGGATGTAAATTTTGTAGGATTATTACTCATAGTATTTTGACCCATTTTAATACCTTTCATTGCTTGTTGTTGTACAACTGCACCTGCATCTGGAACCACTCCATCAGCATCCATTTTTAATCCTGTTCCTGATTTGGGTAATACCGATGCTAATGCGGCTTTATTAGTTCCTGCACCAACTCCTTGAATACTCATTGAAGATAACTTACCATTTTGAGAGGTTGTTTTTGTAATACCTCCTAATTGATTCATTTTACCAGTTATATTTGATTGTTCTTTTTTTCTAGCATCTAAACTTTGTTGAGTTAATGGAGCAGTTTTTGGTCCTGTAGCACCTAAAACTTCCTCTATCTTTTCAGGTAATTTCGTATGTTTAGTGGAAGCAAATTTTTTAACATCAGATTTTTTCATATTTGCAGCTGCTTTTGCAGTCTCAGGTGTAGTTGGTTCTTGCTCTCCTTTCTGAATAGCACGAACTATTCCAAAAAATTGTTGTTGTTTTTTAGATACTGCTTTTTCGGAAATAAAATTACCATCCATTTCATTCGACGAATACAACCCTCTATAATCAACAGGAGATTTAACTCCTTTAGGTAATGCCATATTTGCAGGATTTTTAGGTGTCTTTGGTGCTTTTACTTTTTCATCAATTATTTTTTTATCAATACCAGAACCAGGCATTAACTGACTATCTTTAAAGTAACCAGCAGGATCAAAATCTTTTAAGTCTTTAACTGGTTTATTAATTTTTTTCTTAATTTTTTTCTTTTCTTGTAATTCAGAAGAAGCATCCTTTACTTCTTCTTCTTGGACTTTTTTACGCAGTTTGGATACCTCTTACCAAACATTGTTTTCATTCCCTTCTTTTCATAACCTGGCCAGCACTTCTCTTCAAGTTCTTGTCTCCAATCAGAAAACTGCTCTTTATAACCCAACTTTTTATCCATCTCTTTCTCTTGTTGCTTAGCTTTCTTTTGCTCTGGAGTAGGGTCAAGTTCTTGTTGTACTCTTGTGCCTTTTTTAAGTTTGAAAGGACTATCCTCTCCTTTCTTTTTTTTAAGAAGACTGTCTTCTTTTTTCTTCTTTGACTGCATCATCATTCCAGCAGCACCAAGAGCGGCTGCACCAGCACCTAATGCCTTACCAATCCCACCAGCAACCATTGGAATTGCCATAACTCCTTCATCTACTTCACTTCTCCAATCATAATGTTCAAATTTTGGTTTAGAAAGTTTTCTTGCATCTATTTGTTTTACAGGAGCCTTACCTTTTCTAACATCAATTCCTGTTCTTGGAGCATTTGCTTTTATAAAAGCTTCTTTTCCTGCTTCTTTCTGTTTTTCAACAGCTTTTTTATATGCATCTCTTTGTTTTTCTAAACCCTTTACACTTATACCTTTCTTTTGTGCCTCAAGTTTATCTTTCTGTGATTGCATGAAAGATTTTTCTGGTTTTTTACCATAAGATGCTTTCACAGTTCTTTTACCACCAGTTGCAGGTCTCTTCAATCCCATATAGGAAGGAGTGTTTGGTCCAGATTTAACATTGTAATATCCTTTCTTTGGTTTTATAGAACCACCAACTTGTCCTGCCTTTCTAACACCTTGTTTAATAAGTTTACCAGCAGTTTTTACTAATTTACCACCAACTACAGCCGCAGTTGTTAGTTCTCTATCTACTTCTGTTATATACTCTTCTTCAAATTCTACTTCCTCTTTTCTAGAATTACCCCAGTTTGCAGCACCTACCTTACGACACTTAACTAATGCACCTGACGCATATGCACTTGGCCAGACTGAATATCTTGATTTAACTTTATGATAGCAAGCATCTTTTGTACCACTACCCTTGCCTTTTTTATCTTTGACTTCATTAAGATCTATTTCTGTCTCTTCTGTATCTTCTAAAATAATATCTCCTACTTCAATACCATTTTCTGCAAACCAACCACGATTAACTTCAATTGCATATCTTACGTCACCATCAGGATATACAGGAATTGGATTCATTGGATCTAATTCTTTGATACTTTCAATTACACCTTCTTCGTTTATAAAAGCAATATCAAGAGGTATGAAAGTATTCTTCATATGGAAAGAATGTTGATCAGTATTCTCAAATACAAAGAGCATACCACGATCTTGTTCCAAACTTTCACGGAACATCAGACCTAATCTAAACTCTCCTTCATTTTGTGGAACTTCAAGTTGAAGTGGTAATGAGATAAATTCTTCTTTCATTTTCTTTTTCTTTTTAGATTTTTTCTTGTCAGTTGAGACATAGGTAGGTTTTGCAGCACCTCTTTTAGATTGCTGATTTGGATCTGCCTTTTTCTTTCTTCTTGCTGCTGATAATCTTTCTTTCTTACTCATACTCGCTCTCTTTGCAGAAGAAACGCATTTAGGTGTTCCCTCACCTGGTTCATCGCTCGCACAAGTTCCACCTGTAACCACATTGACCCATCCACCTTTACCATCTTTAGATTTAGAACCCTTGAACCATTTATGAAGTGAACCTTCAGATACTAAAATTCCGTCCTCACGAACTTTATATCCGTCAGGAATGGGTTTACACTTTTGGTCAGTGTTACAATAGTATTGTCCTTTTTTACAGGAAGTCTTTCCCATTATGTAGTCTATTCAGAGCTATTATTATTTAGTAATCCGTCTTTTAACATTTTTGAAAGTTCACTTGTAGAACCTACGAATAATGCGTTATTCGTGACTGTGTTTTGTTTTTTTGGATTATCCTCTTCAATTTCTTTAACTTTTTTATGTAAATCTGCTAATTTATCTGTGGTATCCGCAACAGATTTTATAAGTTGACCAGCAACTTCATATGCTCTTGGACTTGCAGTTTCTCCTGCAACTTCCATAATACCGTTTATTGCTTCTTGTCCTTTCTCTATAAGTGAATATAAATTTCCTCTTGTATAATCATAATCTTTTTTAACTTCATCAACTTTAGGTGCTTCATCTGCTTTCACAATTGCATCTACCTCAACACTTCCATCAGTGTTAAAAGCATCATTTAGTGAGTCATAACCTTTTTTCATCACACTTCCCTTACAGGTCTTACAGGTATAGAGGGTTTAGTTTTACCTTTTTGTAATACGCTTGTGCTTGGTGATGGTGATGAGGTATTAGATCCTTTTGTTAATACATTAGTGTTTGATGATGAGGTGCTTGGTGGTGGTGTCGATGTTTTATTAGGTCTTCCACCATTACCTTTTACTGCTTTAACTGTTTTAATTGTTTTAGTAGTTTTAATAGTTTTTGTTCCACCTGATTTATTTGTATTTTTTGGTTTATCTGGTTTAACTTTGGTTCCTTTTGGATCAGTTGTTTTATCTGGTCTTACTTTAGTTGGTGGTGGTGTTTTTCCACCACCTGATTTTTTCTCATATGATAAATTTGCATATCCACTAAATGAGAACTTACGTTTTTTTGCTGTTGATTTTCCTGGTGGTTGGACAGGTTTTCCTGATTTATAATCATCAATTCCTTTACTAACCATATTTGATATTTGAGATTTAGATTTTGGTTCAACAGGAGGAGCACCATATCTAACCTGACCATATACAGTTGCATCTAACTTTTCTTGTATATGATAATTTTCTTTTATAAATTGTGTGTAAGATTTCATTAGATGTCTACCTTCCTAGTTGGACTAAATTCTTTAGAATCACCAAAGAATGAACTTGTTTCTGTAAATCCAAAATCATCACCTGGTTCAATTAAAGCATCATCTTGTGTATCTATAACATTATCTTCGTTATAGTCTTTCTTTGCTTTAGGTAACACAGTATATCTTTGAACTCTAGATGCAGTTCTTGTATTCGTATCTGTATAGTAGTCCAACTGAACTTTTTTAATAAGCCCCTCTGGAGTATCTGCGATATGATTAAAGAAGAATGTTTTTGCTGTAAAAGATAATGTATAAATTAATGCTCTTCTTGTAACAAAATCTCCTTCGTAATCATCTTGCTGTGCAATATTCTGCAAAACCATAGGTATATCTCTTTTTTCACCAATAGATTTTACTAAATCAATCGATATGTTAAAACCTGGTTGAAAGAAAGGTAATATTTGCTCTAAGATTTGCAATCCATCATCTTGCAATTTCACTAAAATATTTAGATCAAACCCTAAATTGTAAGGAACAGGCATGAATACCTTTTTCATTTGATTATTATTAACGTCTTGTGCCTTAAATGTTTGTGTAATACCTGCTTTTCTTGTTGAGTCATAAGAAATATTTGTAATCTCAAAAGACATTCTCGGTAATGTTATTTGAGTTGCTTTGTTCAACTCTGCCTGTTGGGTAATTCTTGCTAGGAATTTTTGTCTAGGACCATAAGCTATTGGAACTTTAACATCTGATATCACATTGCCAGCACCATCATCATGACGCACATGTATATCATTAAACAATGTGCCAAATGCGATGACGGTTTTTCTTACAATTTCGTGATAAAAATAATTCCCTAACATTTTCCTATACTATTGATTCTGATCCACCCTGAAGTAAACCATTTTTCGTTGCTAAATCATACATTTTGGAATGTATATTATTGTCAACTTTTGTTGTCCATTCTGATGTGTTTTCAGTTGCTATCCAACATTGTAAAGTAGCATATATTGCTGATGGTATTTTGTAATCAAACCAAGGATCATATGGTATTTTATCTGGTGCTGGAATAGTCATTAAAAACTCCCGAATGGATTTGATTCAGAAAAGTCTATAAGTAAGTCTGCTTCTGACTCAAATATGTCTCCTTCATTGTATTTATCGGTACTATTATCGTCATCAAATGTAGAAACACTGAATAACGCACCAGAAGTAAGTCCCTTAATGTCTTCGCCAGGTGAGAATCCTTTTGTGGTTGTTCCAATTCCAATGTTACCAACCTTAAGAACCCCAGTATCAAAATCCCAACTCTTAACTCTTGCTTGTGTTCCTGAACGCATACCTTGAACAACCTCATTGAAGATATAAGTTCCGATTCCACTTATAGTCTCTGGATCGGATATTGTAACTGTAGGTGCAGATGTATAAGCAATGCCAGCATTAGATACAAATATTGAATTAACACGATTAAATCCACTACTAGGATCAACACCTATGGAAGCGATTCCAACAGCACGATCACTAGCAATACCAGCAGGTGGCACAGAGACTGTCACAGTTGGTACTGTACCAAATCCAATACCATTATCTGTCATAGTAAATCTAATTACACCTCTTGAAGATGTTTCAATTGAACAAGTTGCTGCAGCACCAGTTCCACCTCCTCCCGATATGGTAATTGAAGGTGGAGATGTGTAATTAGCACCTGCATTTGTTAATAATATTTTTTCAACAGATGTTATATTAGCTCTGGTTGTTGTAAATGCAACTGCAGAAGCATTATCTCCTGCCTGACCACTAGGGGAAGTGCTAATTGAAACAACTGGAGTTCCTGTAAATCCAGAACCATCATTGTTTAAGAATATTTCACGTATGTATCCTGTATCGATTGAAGCAACTGCTGTTGCAGTTCTACCAATACCAATTAGTTGAAGATTAGCAATATATCCATCATCCTCAACTTGAGTGTCAATAACATCAATAGAAGTATCAATGACCTCATCCTCATACTCAAAGAGTTCACACTTAAGTTGGTAAACGTAATTCTTACCCAACTGGTAGAAAGGATCTTCATGTTCTACAAACTTAACCTCAAATAACCTTTGTCCTAAAGGAAAGAATACTAAATCACCCTCACGAGGTCTGGATGATAGTTCAATATCTTCATCAGCACTCATAAAGGGTGATATAAAATCTTCAAATCTCTCTTTTGATATGGTTAAAGTTACCTCATCTCTTAAACTCATACCAAATTTTGTTAATACATCTCCTGCTCCTGCATATCCCTCATATGTATTAACGTATGCTTCTATCTGGAAGTTATCATCAAATTTTGATGTAGTTACTTCCTCTATGATAGATTGTGTATTTACAAATTTTCTTGGAATATATGTTACTTCTACACCAAAAATTTTTAATTGTTCATTAACAAGATTTTGAACTAATCTTTGTTCTGCTTGTGAACCTTGTAAAAAATATGGATTTAATGCCATTAGTCATCACCCAATAAAATCAAGAGGTGGAGTTTCATACTCTGTTGCCATTCTTTGTTTTAGGGCATCAAGATCTCTAACAGCATCATCGTAAATTTCTCTTCCGTTCATCTCAATACCACCAGGTAATTTAACTCCTCTAAATTTAATTAGATTTTGTCCCCATTGTCTTTTTATCAAAGCTGTCAAGTAAAGTTTTACAAAAGGATCATTGTAAACTTGTGTGAAAGTATCGGGATCAAGAGCACGAAAACAATCAATAACTATAAATGTATCCTTAGATTGAGATCCCCAGTCAATATCTAAATATAATCTATCTTGTCTTTGATTAAATCTTATTTGCTTATCTGTTGTAAGTAGGAAATCTATATCCTCTAGATAAGTTTTTGTCATTGCAAACTGCAATAAGTTTACTGAGTTAAAATAATATAGATCATTTAGAAATAACTGATATTTTATACTAAACATTCCACCTGATATTGAACTTGTATCAAATTTAAATATTTTATTTACACCTATAACATGATCTGGAACTGATATAAAATTAGAAGTCTCGTAAAAATTACTTGTTACTACTCCATGACCACTTATATTTGATGATGTTCCAGTTGTAGTTACTATTCCAACACCATCTGTTCCTTTTGCTGTTCCCCTATCAATATCTTCCTGTGTTATCTTGTACTTAAGATACATTCTTTCAATACCATTATAATGACGTTCATTATAATACTGAATGGTATCATCAACTAAATCATCTACCTGATCATCATCGACATTGATCTCTAAAACTGGGGAACCCAATTTACGAAAACAATAATCGATTAATCCTTGTCTGGTTGATGGTTTTGCCATTATTCACTCTTTGAATTTGCTAATTGCTCTAAAAGTTCATTTTTTTCTTTTTCAAAATCATTTTTTAGAGTTTGGAGTTTTGCTTCCAAAAGAACATTTTGGTTTAACGCTGCTGCTAATTTAGTATGATATATGCTCACTAATACATTAACATCTACTTCACTGTTTTGCTGCATATCAGAAGGTTCCTCCATCAAGGGTTGAAGTCCAATGTGGTTTATTTACATAAACGTTTGTTGCTGCAGCAGGTACAGATGCTAAGTTTGCTATTGCACCACTAGCACCTTCCTTTCTTAAATTACCAGATGTATTAAATGTACCTTCAACACCAATTAAATTAACAGCATCGCCACCACTTACTGCAGATTCAACTACACCAAAGGCACCTGATCCATCTTGCTTTATGATGTCACCTACTGCTACTGTAATATTAGCACTTAAAGAACTCAGTGTAATTTTTGTAATAGCAGTTAATACCTGCTTAGATGTAATAACTGGAGTTTGTGGATTATTTGTTGATCTCTGTAAACCAGTATCATCAAACCATACAACACCACCTGAAGCAAAGTTTCCTGACTGATAGTAGATACCTTTAATATCTAAGAATCCTTTCGTACCAGTGACTACACTATTTGATATAGTTGCATCAGGCACATATGTCCATCTACGACTATTATCACCGTGAGTGCCATGATTTCCTGTACCAGCAGTGCTAGATGCGATTGAACTATCATCTAATCCAAAGAAACCATCAGTTGAATTAGCAGTTCCAATACCAGTGTTATATGTAAATCCAAGTCCACGGTCAGTATTAGTGTCTGTCGCATGAACCACTGTGAATGTGGTCTGAGTGCTTATTCCAGCAACAGTTGTTCCTTGGAACGTAAGCATTTTTGCACCACTGTTTATCGCTGTAACAGTTGTAATACCACTTGCAGAGAAACTTGAATGTAATAGAGTGTCATTGACTGCGATACCTGTTACTTGATCAATTATGACCGTAGAAACACCAGTCTGAACTGTTACCATTACAGTTCTTGTGCTAGTAGTATCACCAACCATCATGATTGGGTCATTAACAGTTGTTTGTGTTGAGTTAACTGTAGTTGTTGTACCATCAACTTGTAAGTTACCTTTGATGATAACATCACCTTCATTACTCAATCCATCTGGATATGGATCAATGAATATTTTATTCTCAGAATTACCTAATGATGAAATTACATTATCAGCAATTCTTATCTTACCTAAAACTGACGCTGCTCCACCTGATATTAAATTACCACCAATAGTAAGATTTTTTTCGATACCTACTCCACCCTCAACAATTACAGCACCAGTGTCTTTACTTGTTGATTGTGTATCGATATTAAATCTTACATCAGCACCAGTGAATGTTAGTTGATCTGTGCCATTTTCGTCATATTCTATTTTAGAATCTGATGCTGCTGTTCCATTTGCTCCTCCACCGAAACCCAAGAAGGTATCGTCAGGTATCATTACTTCACCAGATCCATTCGGATTTAATATTAAATCACCATCTGTATCAGATGATGATATTGTATTTGCATCTAAAGTAATATTATCTACATTCCATACATCTATTTTCTTACTATTATCAAGTATTGCTACAATACCACCATCACTATTTCTTGTATTTGTGACACCTGCTAGAGCACCAGGTGTATGCTCCATCATAGATGTATAGTAGTGACCAGCGATTGGATTGACGTTTGTTCCGTCATCTCCTAAAAATACTCTGTCTTTATATTGATTGGTTCCACCGTAACTGCCAATACCAGTTACGTATGCCATTTCACCCCAATTCAAACTACCAGGTTTGGCTGTACCCGATGATCGTTTGATTCTAATTATACTAGCCATTTCAGAAAT